ACTCAACCGAGAGAGCGCTCAAGACATATGGTGAGTATACTAATAACTCTAAATTTGTTTATGTTGAAATGAATTCCGATGTAGAAGCTGGCGCAACCGATCCTCTTCTCCTTCCATTTGGATATTTTGGCCCTCCAAGGCCCAGGCACGTTCTTCACATTAGTTCGTCTATACCTAATAGTGCTTCTTATTTAGGAACGCCTTGTTCCGGCACAATTGGAAGTGCTTCCGATGGTGGCGCCACTGCGGATCTTTTCAATATCCCGATTCGTGCGTTTTCTTCTACCGCCGGCACGCCAGCGCTTGGATACGCTACTGGCTCGCTTAGTTTCCCAGAGGTTCGTCTTCGTGTATCGGCATCTGATGGTGGTCTAACAGACGCAACAAAGGCATATTTTGGAATGCAGACAACAAGGACTGCAACAAGCACAACGCACGATGTTAGCGTTGGTGATTTTCATAGGCTATGGTTGCCAACATCACTCATGCCAGATGATCCAACAACTTATGCTACAAAACACCCAAGCGCACTAGCTGGCATCTGCGCATATGGATATGTTTTCTCTATGAACGACATTTCTGCTTCTGCTGGCGCCCAATACTCTTATAAGTCTGGTTCCCGGCGCGGCGTTAACTCAGATGGTCACAACGGCGCCGTGACGGATAGCACCCTTCTTAATGCTGGATATGATTCCTTTACTGCTCCTTTCTGGGGGGGCTTTGACGGATGGAACATTCTTAACCCAGATCCTGTATATAATGCTAGTTTGGCCAGCGGAACAGACACAAATAACTATGGATTTTATACATGGAAGCGAGCTATAGATACTGTATCAGATCCTGAATTTGTTGATATGAACCTTCTAGTGGCTCCTGGCTTAACTCATGATGCGCTAACTGGTCATATGATTGACGTTTGTGAAGAACGTGCAGATTCATTAGCCATGATTGATTTGGCTAGCGTTTATATTCCTTCTCATGAAGCTTATAAATCTAGCAAGGCAGATCGAATTGCCGCAGATCCTACTCAACGCGCCATTGATCTGAAAGATAGGCAAATCGATTCGAGTTATGGTTGTACTTTTTATCCATGGGTTCAGACGAGAGATGCCAATACTGGTCAAATGCTTTGGATTCCGCCTTCTGTTGCGATGATGGGGGTGTTAGCGAGTTCACAAGCTAAGTCAGATGTATGGTTCGCTCCTGCTGGATTTAATAGAGGCGGTCTTACTGATGGCGCAGCAGGAATCCCGGTTACTGGCGTTACAGAGCGGCTTACTTCTAAGAATCGTGATACGCTTTATGAGTCAAATATCAATCCGATTGCTTCTTTTCCATCTAGCGGAATCGTAGTCTTTGGACAGAAAACACTTCAAGAGCGGCAATCTGCATTAGATAGAATTAACGTCAGACGTTTGGTTATTTTCTTGAAGAAGCAAATTTCCATTCTTTCTACTCAGGTTCTATTTGAACAGAACGTTCAGTCTACTTGGAATAGGTTTAAGTCACTTATTGAACCTTTCCTTGCGAATGTTAAGACACGATTTGGTATCACCGATTATCGATTAATCCTCGATGAATCAACCACAACACCAGATCTTATCGATCAGAACATTCTTTACGCTAAGATTATGATTAAACCGGCAAGAGCAATCGAATTCATTGCAATTGACTTTGTTATTGCTTCAACCGGTGCATCATTCGATGATTAAAAATGGTGGGGGATTTTCCTCCATCGCACTATTTAAGAATAGATTATAGGAGTCCCATAAAATGGCATTTTGGTCAACAAACTTTGGAGAAGATACAACGCTCAAAGATCCGAAAAGAAAGTTTCGGTTTACGGTAGAGTTTCAAGGTATCCAAGCAGCGCAGGGCGGCGCTATGCTTTGGTACGCAAAAACTTGTACAAAGCCCGGTTTTGCGATAGCAGAGTCAACACACAAGTTCCTCAACCACACTTTCTACTATCCCGGCTCAGTAACTTGGAATGCCGTCGATATTACATTAGTTGATCCAGTTGACCCAGACATGGCTGCAACTCTTTCTGATATTGTGGTACAATCAGGATATACTCCACCTACGGATTCTACTTCGTTGTCTACAATGTCAAAAGCTAAAGCCGCTGGTGCTTTGGGAACAATCATTATTACTCAAATCGACTCAGATGGAAATCCATTGGAAACCTGGACTCTTTGGAATTCATGGATCCAAGAAGTTAAATATGGCGATTTGGGTTATGATACCGATGATCTTACTGAAATGTCAGTCAAGCTTAAGTATGATTGGGCGCGAGTAGAGACCGCCGGCGCATCTGTTGCGGTTGCTGGCGCTGGTGGAACAGAATTCTTCGGAGTATAAATTTATAACACAATAAAACGAGAGGTGTATATTGTCGAGAAATAAAGAACGCACTGGTGGCGCTCAACAACAGGATAGCAGCCCACCACCACAAGTAATGCAGGGAGAATCAACCCCTTTTTCATTTGTAGTTCCTACAGAGTTTGTAGAATTGCCTTCAGGTGGTAAGTTCTACCCCGATGGCCATCCACTATATGGTGAAACAACAATTGAAGTTAAACAAATGACTGCTAAAGAGGAAGATTTATTGACATCTCGTTCTCTTTTAAAGAAAGGTGTTGCTTTAGATAGATTACTTAAGAGTATTATTATTAATAAGAATATTGATGCGAATTCACTTTTAATTGGTGATCGTAATGCTATTTTAATATCGGCAAGAGTTTCTGGCTATGGAAACGATTATCAAACAAAAGTAACATGTCCGCGATGCAACACAATGCAAGATTATAATTTTAATTTAAATGACGTATGTATCTATAATGGAGAGAGTATAACGGAGGAAGAGGCAGTTTCCAATGGCGATGGAACATTTACCGCTATGTTGCCGAAGACAAAAATTGAGGTAATATTTCGTTTATTATCGGGATATGATGAGAAGAATCTTTTTAATCAAATTGAAAATGCCCGAAAGAAAAGAAAAGAAGAAAATACTATTACCAGGCAACTTAAACAGATTATTGTTGCTGTAAATGGTGATGAAACGCAAAAATCAATTAATTATTTAGTTGAAAACATGCCTACTATTGATGCCCGCCATCTGCGTCTTGTGTGCAAATTAGCAACTCCTAATGTTGATTTAACTCAGCATTTTGATTGTAATGAGTGCGATTATGAACAAGAAATGGAGGTTCCGCTGACTGCGGACTTTTTTTGGCCTGACCGCTGAGTATATGGAGAATGTATATGAGCAGTTCTTCTTTTTAAAATATTCAGGAGGATGGTCATTCTCAGAAGCATATAACTTGCCAATTGGTCTTAGAGATTGGTTTACAAAACGACTTATTAAACAACTAAAACAAGAAAATGAAGCGATGGAAAAAGCTTCAAAAGGCGGGGGTTCTTCCGCTCAAACATTAACAAGTCATAATCAACCCACAATTCCACCTCAATTCAGAAATATGCGTAGACAAAGCTAATAGCTTTGTCTTTTTCTGTATGTAACTAATTAACCTTAGATACAAAGAAGGCATCATTATGGCGAACGACGAAATATCAAAGCATCAAGAACAAGTGACTTTTCTTAAGCAATTTGCTGAAGGGAAGAAGGATGTAAATAACCTTTCTAAGGAAGAAGGAAAGTTACTTCAAGAGTATGTTGCACGCCAACAAAAGAGCAATATACTCTCAGCAGAAGCGCTCGCGGACATGCAAGAACGCATTGATGTTATGAAAGTCGCAAACAGGATGGAGGATGATTCATATGCAAAACGAGCAAGAGGATTAGAAATATCAAGACAACAAGCAGAGGTTGATCGCGATGTCCTAAAAACACTTCGTAAGAAAATGATAGCTAATGATCAAAGCCTATCTGATGCTGAAAAAGAGATGAAAGCGAAGCATGGTAGTTTAAAGCTAATTGAAAAAGAACTTAAAATCCAGGAAATGAGAGTAGAGGGGCACCGGCTGCTTAATGAGGAGTTAAATGAAACATCCTCATTAGAATCCGGAATTCTTAAGACAACATCAAAAATATCTGCCGCTATGGAAACTGGAACATTAGGAACATTGGCGCTTAAAAAAGCCACAATGGGGCTTGATAATATGATTAGTAAGTTATGGGATGGTGCTGTTGAATCAATGTGGGAAATGGATCAAGCTGTTTCTGATTTTAATAAACAATTTCAACTAGGAGACAGATATACCGATAGAATAAGAGATTCTTATAAAGCGATGAATGAATTTGGTGTATCAGCTGGCGATGCTGCAAAAGCACAAGGAATATTAACACAAGCAGTTACTGATTATACAATGATGTCTGATAAACAACAAGACGCAATAACTGAACATATGTTAGCAGCTAGTAGATTGGGTGTTGATATGCAAGACTATAGTGCAGGCATGCAGAATTCAATGAAGATGTTTGGACGATCAAGTGAGGGCGCCATTCAAGTTCAAGGTGAACTAGCTGCG